GAGTGGTGTCTCGGTGGTGAGCTGCTCCAGCTCTTGGCGTGTATATTGGTGTGTCATGGCGATACCTCCGGCGGGCGTTGGTACTCCCACTCCCATTTCCCGTCTTCTGCGCACCCCGCGCATGTCAGCACCTCCAAATTCGCAATCGCTTGGCAATTTTCCCTTGCATTGATCTGTTCCATGCAGACGTATATCCCCGGCACCTCAGCCCAAAACTTTTCCACAATCTCGCTGGAAACCTGGGCGTCATCCCTCCAGAACCCCACAGCGGTCATGCAGTCCTTCAGAAGCTTTTGGAGGTTGTCCGTGTCCGGCCTGGTGGTCCGGTACTCACCGTCTTCATGCTGCCCACGGGGGAAGCACCACTTCACCAGCAGCCGCACCGCGCCGGCCAGGGGCTCCACGGGCCTGTGTCCAGCCAGGTGCGCTGTCAGCTTCGACCGTGCCGCCCGCACCTCCGGCGGCTCGTAGGGTACCGGCTTGCCCTTGACCACCCGCCATTTCTTTTCCTGGTGCGTCACCGTGGGCGGCTTCATTGGCATAAAAAACTCTATTCTCATTGCTTTACCTCGTTAAAGTATTGTAGATCACAAAACTACTTTGTCAACGGTCAGGGGAAGGAGTCGTCGTGCGTGAGCTTTCGCACGACTACTTCCCCCGTTGACCGTCAGGGAAACGTGTTTTCTTACCCCCCTTTAGGGGGGTACTTTTTCTTCCCTAGGGAAAAGAACAGGTTTTTTCGTTTTTTTCCCTCACAGGGAAAGAAGGGAAATCCCCGTTTTTTTCTCAAGGGAAACAGAGGGAAATGTCCGTTTTTTTCTCTCACGGGGAAAGGAAAAATTCTCGTTATTTTCCCTTACTTCCTGCCGACTTCCCCCTCGTCAATCCAAAAGCCGCCATGCTCTTTCAACCGGTTCCTGACTGTCTTGTCCGTCACGCCCATGTACTCGGCCAGAGCGCTCACTGTGACCTTCCCGTCTATGCCGCAGGCTTCAAAGGCGAGTGCAATAGAGTCTTTTCGCTCCTTGGCTTTGGCCTCTTTCGGCTTCCGTTTCTGCATGGCCCTTTGCCACCCCGGCACCTCCCCCTCCGGGTCGATGTCGGCCAGGACGCCGCTGTCATCTCCGCGGTGAATGGGGTAATCGAACCAGAGGTTGACCGGGGGAAACTTGGGAAACTCCCGCAGGGTTCCCTCAATACGCCACGCTGTCAGGCTTTCAGCGGCCTGTCTTGCGGCCTCCGCGTACTTTGCCGCATCTTCATATTGCCGGCCGCTTAAAAGGCTCCTGGCCGCCTCCAGCGCCCCCTTCTCGGTGCAAAGGTCATCCTGGGACGCCTCCTCCAGCTTACCCGCCCGCTGGAGGGTGGCAGCAACGGCGTGGCCGACCGCTTTGTTGACCTCCTGCTTGCGGAGCTCTTCGCTGACGGGCAGCTCAATCAGGTCCAGGAGCGCGTCCGGGTCACGGGCGAACACCCCCGACCCGCTAGCCCGGTCCATGGAACGCTTGCCTCCCTGGCTGCCCTTGGAATGGTGGTGGCAGTAGATCACGGCGCAGCCCAGCTCAGTACACACCTTGTCGAACTGGTTGCAGAAGTTCGCCATCTGGTCGGCGCTGTTCTCGTCGCCGGTGATGACCTTATAGATGGGGTCAATGACAATGGCAATGTAATCCTTTTTCTTCGCCCGGCGGATCAGCTTTGGCGCCAGCTTGTCCATTGGCACAGAGCGGCCCCGGAGGTTCCAGACATCAATCTTGTCCAGGTTCTGGGGCGTGCGCCCCAGGGCCGCATACACATCCTTGAAGCGGTGGAGGCAGGAGGGCCGGTCCAGTTCCAGGTTGACGTAGAGCACCCGCCCCTGGGTACAGGAGAAGCCCAGCCACGGACCTCCCTCGGCGATGGCGCAGCACAGCTCAATGAGGGAGTAGCTTTTGCCGGCCTTGCTGGGTCCGGCCAGGAGCATTTTATGGCCCTGCCGGAGGACGCCGGCAATCAGGGGCGGCGCCAGCTCAGGCAGGTTGTCCCAAACTGCTGCCATGCTCTCAGGGTCTGGCATATCATCGGTGACGCTGTCCATCCAGTCCCGCCACTCGCTCCAGGATGCTTTCCCGATGTTGGACGACAAAAGGAACTGCTTTTTGCCCCTTCGCATAACGCCGGGGAGCCGGGACAGCCGGGAGGGGTTGCGGTTCTGCCGGTCTACCTTCAGGCCGTTCTTCTCACACACCGCATAGAGGTAGTCCACGCGGGAGCGGTATTCCTCAAAGGAGCCGGCCTCAATCCTCACAATGGCATGGAGGCTCTTGCCGCCGGAGGAGACCAGGGCAGCCACCGGCAACTCCAGCTCCCGGATCATGGCGTGCTGCTCCTCCAGGTTCATCTCGTCAGACTCTACCAGGGCATAGCGAAAAGCGGTCACATTCTCGTTTTTTACGCCCTTGCCATCCAGAGGGTTAAAGCGAATCCACGCTCCCACGTCAGGGTCACTGTCGCCCAACACTGCCCCGATGTCGTCTTTGCATGTGCGCAGGGCGTCAATCAACTGGCCGGCGGTCCGGTCATAATTTCCCTTGGATGGCACCTGCCGTCCGTCTTCCCCTTTGAAGGTCTCAGTCACATACCCGACGTATTCGGATGGGTCAAAGAGAACCGTCAAATAAGTAATGAGGTCTTTCGCGGGATGCCAGTCTGTGGGCTCCTGGACCTCTTTGCCCTCCAGCCATGCGCGGTCCACGATGGCGCCGCCGCCGTCCCTGGTGTTGATGGTGTCCTCCCAATCCAACATGTGGCCGGGGGCGCTCTCCTGAGTGGGCCGCCAGCCGCGGTCCAGGGCCATCTTGAATACCGTGCCGGCGGCCACAGGTGTACCGCCGGACGCGCCGTGAAAGGTTTCCCACTTCCGCAGGCACTCGCCCGCATGATAGCGCGCCGGGTCGCGGCGGCTCCAATCTTCCCAGAAGGAGGCGGGACACCCCGCCTCCTTCAGCCCCATACCCACAGTCAGCCACTCCTGGTAATTCAGGCCGGCCGGGTCAATATGTTCCAATGCCTCCAGGGGATCCAGCCCCTTGCCGATACTATCCATACTATCCTCCCATGCTCACCGGGACATAGGCCGACGGGGTTACGCCGGCTGGGATCTTCCACCCCTGGGACGCGATGCGGTCAATCATGTTCCTGGCCTCCTCAAACTGCCATTGTCCCACATGCTGAAACCCCTTGCCCTCCAGGAACCGGATCTGTTTCGGGGTGGTAAGCCCCTCCGAGCGCCGTTTCGCCAGGCGATCCAGGAGCAGGGACGCTTTCCCGGCGCACTCGATTTCGTCCGGACGGATCCCCCACTTTTCCAGGCTCTGCACCTGCTTATCAGACGGCGGGGACATCTCCCATCCAAACGACGGGACATATCCGGCGAGGTCTTCGGCCTGGATACTCATCTCAAATTGCAGGGGGTCCACCAGCTTCCGCTTGCGGCTCCTCATCTCCGCCAGCTGCTTCGCAAGGGCCTCTTCCCGCTGGGCCACCACGTCGGACTCGGCCTTCTCCTCGGCCTCCTCAATGTCTACGGGGCAGCCGGCGGCGTCCTCCAGGGCCTCCGTCATCCGCTGGGCGACCTCTGGGCTCTCGCAGATCAGGCTCGCCGGGTGGCACAGCTCATGGCGCTCTGTGTGCCACAGGAAATCCAGCAGGAGCAGATGGTCCTTCCCCGGGGCTGTCCTGGTTCCCCGCCCCACCATCTGGCAGTACAGGGAGCGTATTTTGGTGGGCCGCAGGACAACCACGCAGTCAACGGAAGGGCAGTCCCATCCCTCTGTCAGCAGCATGGAGTTGCAGAGCACGTTATACTTCCCGTCGTTGAAGTCCCGAAGCACTTCCGCACGGTCTTCACTGCTGCCGTTGACCTCGGCGGCCCGGAACCCCTCCTGCTCCAGGATGTCCCGGAACTTTTGAGAAGTCCGCACCAGGGGGAGGAACACCACGGTCTTGCGCTGGGCGCAATAGGTACGCATTTCCCTGGCGATCTGGTGGAGATAGGGGTCGAGCGCGGTGTCAAGGTCGCTGTTTTTGAAGTCCCCTGCCTGAATCCCCACGCCGGTCAGATCCAGCTTCAGCGGGATAGTTACCGCCTTGATGGGGCTCAAATAGCCCTCTTTGATGGCGCGCGGCAGGGAGTATTCATAAGCCAGATGCTCAAAATACTGGCCCAGATTACGCATATCCCCACGGTCAGGGGTTGCGGTTACCCCCAGGACCTTTGCCGCGGGGAAATGCTCTAAGACTCTCTGGTAGCTGTCAGCCAGGACATGGTGGGCTTCATCCACCACTATCGCGTTGAAAAAATCGGTGGGGAACTGCTGGAGGCGCTTCTCCCGCATGAGGGTTTGCACGGATCCGACGGTCACCCGGTACCAGCTGTCCAGGCAGGACTCCTCCGCCTTTTCCACCGCGCAGCGCAGCCCTGTGGCGGTCAGCAGCTTGTCTGCCGCCTGTTCCAGCAGTTCGCCCCGGTGCGCCAGGATCAGGCACCGCCCGCCCTGGCGCACCATGTCCTCCACAATCTTGCAGAACACGATTGTCTTCCCGCACCCGGTGGGCAGAACCAGGAGCGTTTTATGAAAGCCGTCCGACCAGTCCTGCTCGACTGCCGCCCTGGCCTCCTGTTGGTATGGCCGGAGTTCCATCAGAACCTACCGGCATCCCAGGAGGCGGCCGCCCCCGCGCCCTGCCCAGGCGCCGGCTGGCTGTCCACCTGCTTTTCCGAGATGTCCGGGGCCTCCTCCGGGTCATAAAATTCTGTGATCTCATTCCCTTCATGTTCCTTGCCGTCGTTGCCCATCCATTTGCGTGTCCCCACATGGCAGGTGCCGATGGCACCCGGCACAAGGCTCCAGTTCATCCGGATCGCCTCACCGTGGCGGCGCTGGCCAATCGCGGTGAAGAACTGGCACAGCTTCCACTCGAAGCGGCTGAACAGGAACAGGTTCGTTTGGACGGTTCCGCTGTGAGCGCCGTCATTCACTGAGAGCGTCAGGATCGCCTTGTTGCAGGGCGGGATCTTTTCACTGCCGCTATGCCGGCCCCGCTCAAATTTCTCCACACGGAAGCGGTAGTCACCCTCCGGCAAGACCTCAAATGGGGTGCTGTCATTTTGGATTTCGTCATCCCAGCCAAATTCACGGAAAGAAGAGTCATATTCGCTCATTTTCTCAAGCTCCTTTTCGATTTGATAAGTAAGGGGAAATGCCGGCTCCGGCACTCCCCCTGCAATGTGAAGTTAAAACGGCAGGGGCGCCCGGTTCTTTTCGATCCATTCGTAGACCTGCCCCCAGGCCCCGATCAGCACCCCTTTGATAAAACCATCGGGATAATCCTCTATGGGCATATCCTCGGGGAAATACCCCTTCGCGGCGACCGCGGCCTTGACCTCATAGTCCAATACACCGTGTTGCGTCATCAGATCTTGCAGGGCTTTCAGTGTAGACGCCTCCGCCTTGGGCTCCAGTGTACTGCCCGCTGGGGGCGGCGTTCCCTCCGGCATCGGGCTGGCAGAGGCAGGAGGTGGTGTGGGCGGAGACACGGAGGAAGCCGGGACATGCTCCGGCGGCGGTGACGCGGGGGCGGCATTGTCCAAATATGGAGCCAATGGAGCGAACTCCAAAGGCAGCTCCTCCGGAAGGCCCAGCCGGTTCTTTGCGTCCCAGCAGGGATGATGGGTTGTGAACATGACGCGCCGGCCGCCCTGGGGCTTGAACTTCTTCCCCTTGTCGTCGACCGCTACGGACAAGGTCTTATAGTTGGCGAACAGGAGCAGGTCGGCCCACTCCTTGACCAGGGCGGCCGTCTTCTTTTGCAGCTTCAGCTCCCACCGGTCATACGCGCCCATCTCGTCCGGCTGTTCAAATTTCCGCATCATAGCGTGGGCCGTCAGCACCACGTGGATGCCGTTGTCCACGGCCTCCTCCAGGAGGTTCAGGAGCCGCCCGAACTCCTCGGCCACATAGACGTAGCCCTTGCCGTATCCCATGTCTTCAATCCCGGAGATGCGCTTGCTGTCACAGATACTGGTGATGCACAGCTGCTCCGCCCAGTCCGCCGTATCAATTACCAGTGTGGAGCACAAGCCAGGGTCTGCTTTGATGCAGCGGACCAGCTCCAGGAGCATGGCCCAGCTGGTGGGGCGCTCTGTCCTCTGCACGTCCATGTGCCGGGTGCTTCCCTCCGTGTCGATGAACAGGGGCCGGGGGAACTTGGCGGCAAGGGTAGATTTCCCGATCCCTTCCGGGCCGTAAATCACAACCTTCATGGCTCCGCCCAGCTTACCCGGTATAATCTTTAACTGCCTCATTTAAAACTCACCCGCTTTCCATGCCGCGGGGGCTGGGGCTGGCCCATCCCCCTCCTTCGCATATCCATCCTCGATGAGGATGCTGCACGTCCCATCCGTGGAGACTCTCGTGGCAATCCCCTGCAGGCCCTCTGCCTCCATCCAGGCCCCGAACTCCCGAAGGGTATCAGGGTCCATCTGTTCCAGCTTGTCCAGGAGGACGAAGCCGCACTGTGGCTTGATGGCCCGCACGATGGCGGCGGATACCTTCAGCTGGTCGCTGCCGCTCATGCAGTCCCAGGGCTTGCCCATGTAGACAAGCTCCCCGTCCTCCACGCTCAGCCCGGGAAGGGGGAGGTTTGCCCCCAGAAGAAGGTCGCGCTTCTTCTGGCGGATGTCCTCAATTTCGGAGGTCAGGGTATCATACTGGTTTTGGTAGTCTCTGGCTTCCTCTTCAGCGCGGGCCTTTTCCTGATTGGCGCGGACCTTGATGTTGATTGCCTCCACATTGCGGATATCGGCCTCCAGCTCCTCCGTAGATTCATCCAGAAGATCCAGAGCATCACGGCGCGCAATTTCACAGTCGCCACAAACGGCTTCATACTTCGCCTGCAGGTCATCCAGCTGCCGGCGCAGGCTGTCTCTCTGAGCCTCCAGCTGCGCGGCCCGCTGCCGCTTCCGCTGGTTCTCGCCGTTCCTGGCAAGGATGTCCTGCTGCCGTTGAATCAGATCATAGGCGGAAACCGGCTCCATTGGGGCCTCCGGGTATCCGGTGATCTCTTTGGCGTGCTTGGCTTTTTGGTCGGCAATCCGGCCAATCGCCAGACGGTCGTTGTAAAGGGAGTTCTCTTTCCGGTCCAACTCTGTGAGCTGATCCTCTACACCGATAACTTCCAGCAAGATTCCGGCCTTTTCCTTCGCACTTGCCTGCATGAATTTAGGCAGATCGAGCGCGAGCTGCTCCACAAATTCATTGAGCAGCTGCTGCCCGGCACGCCGCCCTTCCGTGTCCGTGACCTTTAGGTCGCTGTTCTTCCCTGTGCGCTCCACGACAAGACCGTTGGACAGCTTGACGCAAAGACGGGGCGGAATGGATGAACCTTCCCGTGCCGCCCGGGATGGGCGGTGGCGGTCTCCGCCCAGCGCCCAGGCGATCGCGTCCAGGACAGAGGTCTTCCCCTGGTTGTTCCGGCCGCCGATCACCGTAAGCCCGTTCTGTGTGGGGGTAATAGCGCATGCCCGGATGCGCTTCACATTCTCCAGCTCCAAGCTGGTGATTTTGACTGGTTCTGTTACAGGATTCATGATACTTCCTTTCTCAGCAGCTGAACGTTATAGAAACTGGCGGCGGCCTGGAAGCCCCGCAGGGTCAGGGCAGCCATTGTGCAGTCCCCGACGCCATATCCGTTGGAGTAACGCCCCGGATTGTTGGCGTCCAGTCTGCGGGCGTGTTCGACGGCGTCTTCCCCAAACAGCGCCGCCACCCGGAAGTATGGAACTTGATCCTCTGTGCCCATCAGTACGGCCTCCTGCTCAAACAGGCCCTTGACCTGCTCCTTGTTCAAAGGGCGGTTCATACTCGCACCCCATTTCTTTCCGCTTTTACGGCCCCCTGCTTCCATGCCTCATTGCACCAATACTGTACGCAAGCATAGAAATGTCTCAGTACGGGCTTTTCCAGCTCTTCCAGCTTGCCTTTTCGGGCGTAAAACTCGACGTGCTCTTTTAATATATCGATTGGTTCCTCGCCCTTCACGCCCGCGTCAAATTCCAAATTGAAAAGTTTGACATATACGTCCAGCAGCTCCCGCTGTAAAGCATTAAACTTGCAGCCCGCTCTTTCCTCTTGGTCGGCGATAAAAATCTCCACCGCAACAGGAAATGTAATCATGCTCTCACACCCTGGTACGGCTCCACATCGCCGTGGATGGTTGGCGCCGTTCCCAGCTTCTTGGGAAACTCCTCGGGGTTCCTTTGCCACAGAAGCCGCCCATCCTGGTCGTAGGAGGCCACAATTACGCCGAAGATACGCTTTGACACCATGCCGCAGTTCAGGCGCAGCTTGCCGCCTTCCCACATTGACTTATATCGAGTGCCCACCATCTGCCAGGGACCCCATACGCCCTGATACTCCTTATACATGACCATAGGGCCAGGCGCTCCGGGGAACGTGGCATAGCAGAGGCAGAGATCGGAGCTTCCGTCGCCGCCCTTGCTCCTATACCTGGGGGGCGCAGGCCGCCGGGTGAAATCTACCGCCACCCATCCGCCACCTACTACGTCCACGCCCTCCAAACAGTCACCAACGACCGGGAGAATGGCACACGGCCCAGCGTCGTCCATAATCGCCTCGATGGTCTCCACCGTAACCACTCCGGGCTTTATGGACCGCGGCGTAATGGAATCTGGAATTATGTAGCTGCTCATACTTGACAATCTCCTTTGAGCCCTCTACAATAAGGGCGGATCAACTTTTTTCTTTGGGCCGTTCGGTGTTCGCAGCACCGGCGGCCTCTCTTTTTTGCGCAAATTCACAAGCGCTTGTGAATTTGCGAGCCCCACGCACAGGGCCGCCGCAGCCACCAGCGCCAGCAGCAGGGGAATACACTCGGCGCAGATACAGGCCGCCAGGACGAGCACAGCGGCCAGGCGCTCCAAAGTGGCCCGCTTCATAAACTCACCACCTTCATGCCTGGCTTGTACTGGAATCTCCGGATTTGAACTACCTCGGCATCCTCAACCGGCTTAATTGCCTGGGCCTCCAGATAGGCATCCACCTCTTCGGCTTTGAAACGAATGCGCCGCCCAACCCGGTATCCGGTAAGCCCGTTCGGCTTCGTGGTCAGCCGATAAATGGTGTAAATACTGACTCCGAAACGTTCGGCCAGATCTTGGGCCGTCAGCATTGGCTTTTGGTTCATAGTGACTCCGCCCTTCTTATCCCATAAAGCCTGTTCTGCAATGCTCATTCCTTCTTGTAGACAACCGCATAGTTCTTCCCGTTGACCGTGATCGGGCTGGGCCTGCCGTGCGCCTCAATCCATGCCCGCACCTTCTCGACCACGCTTTCGGTATACTGGTAATCTACGCCGTCGTGCCCGTTGTTGCAGTAGGGAAGCCGTTCGCGCTCGTCCTCCGAGATATCCAGCGTGGAGATAATCGCACCAATGGCCTGGGCATGGGGCACCTTGCCGCCGGATGCCTTGGAGTAGACGCCCAGCTTTTCGGCAATAGCGCTCTTGTCGTAGGTCTGCTTCATGTCCTGGAATGCCATGCGGGGAAGGTGAATCCCATCCTCGGAATAGAAATCGCTGAGAGCCATTGCCTGATACTCTGGCTTGGTGCCCGCCCGGTCGTAGAGCTTTTGAAGGAAACTCGCCGCCCGGTTCTTGGCGTTGAGCAGCATCGCCGTGGCCCGTTTGTCGGCGGCGGCCAGCTCCTCCGGGGTCTTACCGTTCTTTGCGGTCTTTCCGCCGATAGCGGCCTTCTCGCGCTCCTCCATGATATTGAAGCGGGTCACGTACATGGCGGTAAACTTCGTCCCCTTCTCGCCGGTGAGCTTGTTGGCGATAAACTCGCAGCCCTTCTTGGTGACCAGGAAACAGGGCAACTCTTTCCCCTGCTCACTGGTGTAGGTGCTCGGGATAAAGAAATCTGACGGGTTGATTTTTGGGAGTTTTGACGAAAGCCCAAAATTGGGCTCTCCTGTTTTTTCCATTTCTTCGATATACCCATTGATGTCCCGGAGAAGATGTCTGTGTTGCTTCTCCACCATCTCAGCCACTTCGCGGCTGTCCAGGGTTTCCGCCTCTGCGGGGTTGTAGTTCTTGATGTTGTCCATGATGTTCTCCTTTCCAAATAGTCCAGTTTATTACCCTTCTGATTTGGTATCCTGACTCTGCACAGAAATAATCCGGGTAAGCGCCTCCTTTAAAGACAGTATCGAATATCCGGCCATTATTTATCTCCGAAAAAGTCGTTAATCTTGTCTTTTGAAATCGTTTGACAGGTTCTTGAGAGGATAACTTCTTTACTTTTCTTTCCTTTTGCAAACTCAAGAGCCCCAGCAAAACCTCGGCACAGTTTTTTGTCCTTGAAGCGAACCTCTTTGAGGATACTTTTAGTCGCCATAACCGCACCTCCTTCAGAATTGCTATATACTTATTATAGCAGCACAATACACAAAAATACACTGTAAATTTCTACGAAGTTTATTATGCCAAGTTGTTGACTTTTGCATTTTGATTTTTATTTACCACAAAATGTAGTGTCCTGCTCTTTTGCATATACAAACCGCCCCCGGTGCTACCAACACCAGGGACGGCTTACATAGAGGGTGATAAGGTTTGACAGGCCCATATCACCCTCTCATATTATCATACACGTGGGAGGGATTCAAGATGGCCAGACGCCCCGAGTTTTATTTTGATGAAAAGACCGGGTACTATCGTAAACGGGTGAAGCTACAAAGCGGTACCTACAAAGATGTTCGCGCCAAAAGTAAAGAGGAACTGCGTGCCAAGCTCTACGACCTGGAGACCGCCCAGCGGATGGGTGTCATCCTGGATGATAAAACCACTGTTGCCCAGCTTCTGGCGCAGTGGTATGTAAACCGCAAGGATGGGCTCTCCTACTCACGCCGCCGGGACTATGTAAACGCCATCAATAACCACATCTGCCCCCTCATCGGGGGGTATCAGCTAAAGTCCGTCAAGCCGGAGGACTGTCAACGCGTCATGGCAGCTCTTTCCGGCAAGTCAAACTCTCTTCAAGCCAAAGTGCTGGGCGTCATGCGCATGGGATTTGACTGCGCTGTGGAAAATGGCTTGATTTTTCGGTCACCCTGTGCCAAAATAAAGGCGGGCGGTGCCCCCACCGAGGAGAAGGTGCCGCTGACACCCGATCAGTGCGCCGCTCTGGAGGACGCCACAAAGGACACTCGCGCTTATCTCTTCGTACTGATTGGCCTTTACACCGGTCTACGACGGGAGGAGATCTGCGGCCTGCGCTGGAGCGACCTGGATCTTAATGCCACCGCCCCCCACCTCACCGTAAACAACGCAGTGCGCTTTGACGGTGGAAAGGGTATCTTCCCCTCCCCGCTCAAAACGAAAGCGGCTCACCGTACCATTCCTCTGCCCAGCAAGCTGGCGGACGCTCTTCGCGCTGCAAAGTCCAAGAGTAATAGCGTCTTCGTCGTTCCCGCAAAAAATGGTTCAAATGCTAGTCTCCAGACTGTACGTAATCTCATGGCAATTATCGGGCGGCGCACAGTCAAAGCTTCAGCGGCCACCTCTGAGAAAGAGGCTAAAAAGCGCGGCCCACAAATCCAGCAGACGCTGGACTTCAAGGTGACTCCGCACTTGCTTCGCCATACTTATATCACACGTCTTTGCCAATCCGGCATGGACATCAAGAAGATACAATATCTTGCCGGGCACAGCGATATAAAGGTCACTCTCGGCATCTATAGCCACGTGGTCGGCAACACACCTGGTGAGCTGATAGGAGCTGTAGAAAATGCCTTTTCGGGGCAAACTTCGGGGCAAACCGAAAAATGTCAACAGGAGAAAGTGCTAAGTATCAATGGATAGCCGGGTTTTGTTTTTCATGCTTCACACGCAAGGGGTCACAGATTCGAGTTCTGTCGTCTCCACCAGAACAAAACCCTGTAGTCTCAATGACTGCAGGGTTTTTTGTCTTGTTTTTTCATATATTCTACGTGCACTATTTAGCAGGATTTCGGGGCATATCTCGGGGCTTTGGGGGCAATTGTGGGGGCACAATCTTTCCTCTCTCATAAACAAGCGAGGCCCTCCTGCTCGAGCTAGAGGGCCCCCTTTTACACACGACACATCCCGTAGAAAAAGAGAAAGGATGATCGTCGTGCCCATATCCTATTTCATGTTCAGGCGAAAGAAATACGCCCCGGAGATCGGCACATACTATAGCTACGATATCGTAGTATATGGCCTTTTGCACCAAGGCCCTGTGCAGATTCTCCAGGACGTATCGACCGATGCGGAACTGGTCTTTCGCATGGTCATGGCGTTTAATAGGTATAGCCTCTCACCGCTGCACCTAAAGGACGCCGTGTTGGACATGTTAGAGTAATTCCTTGCCGGGCGGGGTTGAGCCCCCTGCCCGGTTTTTATAAATTTATACTGCGTCATTTATGCGTCATATCCAAGTCAAAGTTTAGCCTACTGCATATACTTTTGTCAAGGACTTTTTGCAGGAGGCCACCATGAAAGACAACCTGCCCCGCTATACGCTTCGGATTAACCGTATCACGCTTGATAAACTAGAATACATTGCCGAATTTAATGGGCGCAGTAAAAACCGGGAAATAGAGTGGCTAATTCGCCGTCATATTGCCGACTTTGAAAAAGAGCATGGACGGATCGATTTGTCAGAAAAAGAGGACACCTGTAATTAGGTGTCCTCCTCTGTTCTCATGTCCTTCTCGATCAAGTCCACGATATAGGCATTCAAGCTCATGCCCTTCTGCTGGGCGTGGGCCTTTATTTTTTCTCTGTTTCCTTTTGGCAATCGAAGAAGAACTTTATCATAGTTTTCTTTCTCATATTTTCCTACAGCCCTTTGCTGTGCCTTTGTTACAGGCATGACTCCCTCCCTCCTTTGATTGGCTCTATCATATCACATTGCCGAAACGATAGCGATATACTTATTGCACAATACTAGCGATGTATATTTGTTGGGTTTGCGCATTGTATTTTCGCTAGCGATATATTATACTATACTCGTAAGGCAGAGATCCTAAGTCTCTTACAGAAAGGAGCGAGGTGAATGGACGAAATGACAACCGCAGAACTCAATCAGTATCTTGAGAACATCGCAAAGCTGATTGAGTCAACTGCCAAAGACCCGGAGGCCGCCGCTAAAATCGTGCGGGACAGCAAGGTCAAGGCATAAAAAGTGGGGCGGCTAACCTACCAAGCCCACCGCCCCACACACCGAAAAGGTGAGCCGGGAGCCTTACCCCAGCCACCTTGATTATAACAGCGTAAGGCAGAGGAATCAAGGAGGAAACACGAGATGTTAAATCAGGAAATGAGAACCGTAACCATGAGCCGTGCGGATATGTGCCGCATCAGAACCGCCCTTACATCGGTAATGCTGAGCTTTGACGAGGGCAGCAGCAGCCGGGAAATGTGGAAACGCATCCGGGCCGATCTAATAGCTCAAATCAAGGATCAAGACCCGCAGGATGACGAATAAACAAACGCCCGCCCCGGAGGTCACGAAGGCAGAAGAGATCACACCATAACAAACTATTGGGAAGCCGATTTCCTCCTGGTCTGTGACGGTCGGGAACATGTATGGCGCGAGCTCACCCCGGAGGCCCAAGCTCGGATTCACCACGAGTTCGGCCTGGGCAGTACACACGGAGAACTCTTTCCCGATGATTTTGATCATACCAGCAAATAAGCACAGCGCCCCCGAGGCCCGCAGGCCCCGGGGGCATTCATATTTCCAATCGTTTGGCGATTTACTTTTCGTCGTCCTGTCCGTCTCCCAGCTTGTCCCCGGCGCCGTCCACGGTGGACTCCAGCGCGGCGATGGCCTTGCGGAGCCATGCGGGCACGGGGGCGCCGAGGGCACCGATGTTCTCCACAATGCTCCCCAGCTCGGTCATGATATACCAGACCAGCACCAGAACACTCACAAATACCTCATACTGGAAGGGCATCTCCAGGGCGGGGATGTTGGCTAGAATCAAACCGATCACCCCGTCCAGAATAGCGGCCACCAGGACGGCCACCACGGCCCCCAGCTTGTGCCACAGGCCGTCCCTTGCCACCTTGGACGACCACTCCCCGGCCCGGAGGGCGGCGGCGGTGCCGGTGCCGTAGTCGAGCGCCATACAGAGCAGCCAGGCAAGCACCAACCAGCCAAACCAGCCCCACAGGGCCGTCAGACCGCCCAGCACGGCGGCGACCGCCGCCTTGAATCCGTTGATATGCTCCATATCAATCGTCCTCCCTTACATAATCCGCCGTTTTCCCGATCAGGGCCTCCACAGTATCCTTGGAGTAGTTCCCGGCTTTCCAGTAGTCGGGCTGGTCGATAATGCCGACATTAGCCAGCGTGTCCACGTCGGTGTCCAACTTGGACACATTCGCCGTCTCTCCCCGGCAGAGCGCCAGGAACGCCTCCCAGGCCCCGGTGGTGGCCCGGATGGTCTTGGGACAGTCCTTGCCGTTCCAGCGGTTGTGCTGGACTACATTGTCCAGCGGGATGCCGTGCTCCTCCATGAGCAGGCGCACCAGGGCAGCCGCGTTGGCTTTGGCCGCCTCAAAGTCCCCTCCGGCGTTGACGCAGATCTCGACGCCGATGCTGGTGGTGTTGCCCGGCCCATCCTTGCCGTCCCCGGCGTGATACGCCGTCTCATAGTCGGGTAGGTGCTGGACAATGGCGTGGTCGTCCACGGTGTAGTGCCAGCTCACCATATCGCGCTCCCCGGCGTCGCTGTCCAGATAGGCGGCGTGGGCCGCGGCATCGGCACCCTTGGCCGCGTTGCCGGTCTCATGGATGGTGATGTAGGTGTCCGGGTTGGTGTCCCTGCCCGGCCGGTTTTTGCGCCCGTCGGAGATGATATGCTCCTGGATGGCAATGCCGTTGTCTGTGGCCCTCTGAGGGCCCTCCACAGCCTCCAGATAGGCCAGGGACACCCAGCCCTTGTCCGTCCTGCCCCAGCCGTCCCGCTCCTCCAGCACGTCCACCACCGTGCCCATGGGGTACGCCCCCACCTTGCCGTAGCCGGTGCCGGGGCCGCTGCGGATGTTGACGCCGATGCTGGGCGTCACGGTGTACTTGCTCATAGGCTTGTCCTCCTTGTCCGGCGGCTCCTGGCCGCCCTGTCTTGTCCATACGCACAGATACCCGGCCACCCGGCGGGCGCTGTAGATACGCTGGCCGTCCCCAAAATCGCACTGGCTGGAGCCGCCGCTGTCCAGACCCAGTGCCCGCAGGTTGGCCGCCTGGTCGTACCGGCAGCCGATGCTCACCAGCTCGTCCCGCAGCCCTTCCGGTGTCTTGGCGTCCGCCGTGCCGTCGCCGGAGCAGTACAGGATCACCCGCGCCCCGGCCAGCAGGACAGCGGAGCGCCCCCGTGTGCCCCCGTACTCCGGGGAGTAGCTGAGGGCCTTACCCGGCCCCCTGGTGGGCGTCAGCAGCTCCACGCCGCTGAGGTAGGAAGCCCCGCCGTTGTCGGGTAAGATGTCCAGGCGGATGTCGGCGCCCTTGTCCCAGGTCAGCCCCCAGCCGTTCCAGCCGGCGGCCGCTTTGACTGTGCCGTCGATCTTGAGATTGCCCACCGGGCGGCCCGTGATCGTGTCGTAAAACCAGGAATTGAGAATGTACTGGCACCCGCAGGCGGCCTTGACCTGCTCCATAGACCGCCCCCCGGCCTCCACCAGGGCGGCGCGGGTGATGTCCGCCCTGGTGATGACCGCTATGTACTTACTCATGGTCGCTGGGCTTCTCGCCGTTGATGGGGCCGGGGTCGGCGGCGTTCTCCATCAGCTCAATCATGCCCTGATAGTCCTTTGCATTCCACAGGGCGGCCAGGGCCTTGACGTTACCCTGGCGCTTTCTGATCCAGGCGTTAAATTCGTCGTTTTCCGCGGCCAGATCTACGCCGTCGCCCAGGGCTGCCCAGTCAGGCCGGAAGGCCGCGGGCAGATTTTCCGCGCCGATGTCCACCGCCCTGCCGTGGCGGATGTTGTTATGTACCATGCTGCCGCCTACACCCACATCTACATCGTTGGCGTTGGCGATCGCGTAGCAGGCGGGGGTGAGTTCGTTCCAGTTGATGTTTTTCATAATAGACTTCCTTTCTTTTATCCAGCGATCCCGCTGTTGATTACTGTTCTGGGGCCAGCAGCCCGGCCAGCTCCTGGTACTCCTCCGGGGTGAGCCGGTCGGCGGCCAGGTAAACATCCATCTTGTCCTGGAGGCCATCGGTTCGGTTCTTCTGGATGAGCAGCTTGCAAAGGTTGTATACGGTTGTCATGGCGTCTCCTTTCTCATGTGGCAGCGGTGGTAGTCAGCTCCAGCATACACAGCCGCGCCTCGTGCTCGGACAGCATGTCCAGAGTGATGTCCTCTGCGAGGGGCGGCTTGGGTTCCTGCTCGGGCTCTGGGGGCCGCTCGGTGGGGGTGATGCCCACCAGCCTGCCCTCATCAATCTGGAGGTCACACCAGCCATAGGTCGCCCACACCGCGTCATGGAGGTGGGAGGGCACCTCTATGTAGCCATCCAGCCAGCAGGCGCGCCGCCCGCTCTGGCTCTGGATCGGGTGCTGGCCGGTCTCCAGCGGGTCAATTTGGATGATGGTCATATTTAATTCACCTCTTATTTCTAAACTATGGCGTAGTAGTGATATACAGTTCCAGATTGGTTAAATTGCACACTTTCTGCACCAGACGGGCTAAGGTCATAATACCAACTAAAAGTTTTTCCATCCGCCGATTTTTTACCGTAAGTATCTCTTGGATTATAATTGTAGCCCATGCCAAAACCAAAGCCGCTTGTATACTCAGTAGGGATAATACTGCTTGGAATAATATTACAAATATCAGAATCGCTGATACTTGTATACGAATCCGTATGTTGAATCCCATAAATACAGAGTAGTTTAAAGGGTTCGGCTAAGGTTATATGATTAGGGTTACTCGCCCCGTGGGTCCCCGTCCCCACATAGCTCCCCAAAATAACCCTCGCCCCCGCGTGCTCGTCCACGTACTGCTTGTTGGCAGCGTCCGCTGAGTCAACTGGAGAGGGTACCGATTTAATTGGGTATCCACCCATATTAAGTGTGCCAAAGAAAGACGTGTTTGCACTATCCCCACCTAAAACAATTGTGTTTCCCGTAATTCTGATTGCCGTACTGCCTGTCGCAATTTGAATCTGTTGCGGCGAAATGATAGATAAACTATCTGTACCCTGGATAGTAGCGCCTGACTTCATGGTCCCACCAGCCAGTGGCAGGAATGGAGCACTTTGCATACCAGCCAGAGCGGTGTTAAACTCCTCTTCGGTTCCGGTATATCCTTTCTCTTTTGCCGCCTGATAGGCGGACTTTCCAGGTACACCATCCTTGCCGTCTGCCCCTGGAGCTCCGTCTTTGCCGGGCAAGCCCACCCCGGCAACTTTTTTTCCGTTTACAACGATAGCCATGTTACACCTCCACCCATTGCCACATGCCGATGCTGGCGACCGCGGTGGTGTACTTGTCAAAGTCGATTCTTTTCATACTGATTCGTCACTTCCTCTTTCTTAGAAGGCTTGCCTATTCTCTTCCAGGATGCTATAATGACTTCGCGGACCAACATTTTTACCCCCTCACCTTTCATTGGTCCATGCCACCCCCTCCGATGGGGGTGGCTTTTTATGTCTCCAAGAAGGTGGTGCGTGTAGTTATCTACTTTAGTTGATGCTCCCGCCGCTGTGCATACCACCTGAGCTAGAAATCAGAAAATCTCCTGTTATTCGGTATGTCTGTCCGCCGTCAGAGGATGTGCCAAGTGCCTCCGCTCCACCCGCTACAGCAATTCTCCCTCCTGCCGGTAGGGGGGTAATTAAGAGAATCGCCCCTTTAGGGCAGCGCATATTCCCAATCTCAGGGAGGTCGCTCCCCTCTAGCGACAGATAGTAGGTCTTACCCGTTGGGTAGGCTAATGGCCCATCTACCCGTACTGGGTGGCCCAGCTTACAGGTAACCTGTACGTCACCGTCCGATACCGCCAAAGCATTCGGCGGGGTGAGGCGCGTGATACATCCCGCATATTGACGAAATGAGAGCCCAGCGGCCACAGTCCCCCCCTGCGCCTCAATTGCTTTTCGAATTGCCTCTTTCGTCTCCTGTAAATAGGTTAGCTTATCCGCAGCAGTGCCCACATCACACCACCTCCCCGTTGATGGCATCCAGCATGGCATTGATGTCACCAACCAAGCCATCCACATACTTCTTGTTGGCGGCGTGGTTTTCGCTGGTCGGCAGCCCGCTTAAAGTGAGCGGACCCGTCATTGCCCCGCCAGTCAAAGGGAGGTATTCGCCTCCGCCCTTCTTCGCCAGCTCGTCGATAGCCTCTTGTACGTTGGTAGCCTCCAGTCCGCTGCCCGTATTGCTGTAGCCCACCTGTTCGGCGGAGAGGTCGCCGCCCTCTCCGTCTTCTGTCACCTCAATGGTGTAGGGGCCGTCGCCCAGGCTCTCCCCCATCTGCATCGTGCCGCCGCCGGGGATTGAGAGCCAGGGCGCAGCCGTGGCGATAGCGGCTAACTGGGCGGCGTACTGCTCCAGTGTGGTGCCCTCCGGGGGTTCTATGCCCATAGCCTGTAGTGACGCTGCGATACTTGCCTTAGCAGCGGACAGTCGGTCAATTTCTCCCTGGATACTCATGTCACACCTCCCGTCAAATGGCCGCCAGGGCCTCCTCAATGTCGTTGGTCAGTGCCACCTTTCCTGTGCCGGTGTGGTAACCTGCGGGCACAGCGTACTCGGTGACCGTCAGTCCATCAATGGTAGCCTGCACCGCCCCATTGTTGGGCATGGCGCCCGCCGCTTCCGCTCCATCCTGTCCCACGAATACCTTATTCGCCAAGACATCACCGGCCGCCGCGGTCACCCCGGAGACATCGGCGTACTCCACCGGAATGGCCTCCACTGTGACTTGGGACAGGGCGTCGTAGCCTTCGTCGGCGGTGATATCCTGCTTGGCCTTGGTGGGCGTGACAGTCTTGGCCTGTAGCTTAGATGCCTCCCCGGAATAGGTGCCAGCCACGCCCAGGATGGTAACACCACTCTTGATATTGCCCGCCACCAGCTTCTCTTTTTCCGTGTTGGCAATACCTACAGTTCCCTGGCCATTGTGGTAGCCGGCGGGGACATTGTAAGGCTTGGCCGCGTCGGTAATGGACCCGGAGACGGCCCCATTGTTCTTAATACCCTCCACGGCGGTAACACAGTCCTCCAGATCGGCGGTGGACTGGGCCAGGCCCAGGGCCACCAACGCCGCCCGCATGGTGTTGCGCAGGCCCTGAAGCCTGGTAATCTCGGTCTGTATGCTCATACTCTTTGCCCCTTTCACAGTGAGGCCAGCAGGGCCTCAATATTTCCAATCTCTACAAACACCGCCGCCGAGGTGACCGGCTTGGTGTTGTCCTCCTCCACGGCATTGGCGGCGTCTACCATCAGCACGTTCTCTTCTACCTTGAGGCCCGCCCCAATCTGGTAGGGGACGCCTCCTCCGCCAGCGGCGCCGCCCAGTTGCCCCTTGAGGGCCCCGCGTGTCCCCAAACTTCCATGAAGTTCAGTCACGGGTCACATCCCCCTCCAGTACGAACCGGGCGGGCGGGATGATGGTGGCCACCGTCCCGTCCTTTGCTGTGAGCTGCACATCATAGGCATATTCGCCAGGAGTCAGATCGTTGGTGTCCTCATGATTCAGCAACACGAAGGCCGTGCCCTCCCGAAAGGAGGTCACTGTCTTTTGCAACACCTCCCGTCCCATGGGCCAGGCCACGGTGAGGGTGACTGTGTCCCCATCCTCAAATGGCCGCTCCGTGCCGTCGGAGAGCTGGCAGGTCACCACTAGTTGCTCCGTGTCTCCCCGGATCATACGAATATCGTTGCCGTTGATGGTCACGCGGCCTCACCTCCCTTACATCGCTGCAACCTTGTCCAGCAGCTCGTCAATCTGTTCGCCGCTGTATTTACTGGTGTAGTATTCGGTTGGTTCTTCTGCTGCTTCTCTGGCTGATAATTTCCGCTCAAGTGCCGCTACACGCTCCTCCAGAGTCAGTTCCATTTTCTCACCTCACACAATTAGCCGACGGCCAAGCCGATCCAGCAATGCACGGCCGCTTTTATCCCGGATCGGGCCGGAGACCAGTTTTTTTCTCACTCCAAAATACAGGATTACACCGCCTGGCCCTCCGTTTGACCCACGAGAGCCTTTCCCCGCCGAGCCGCCGTCATTAGTAATCCAGATGCCAGCCGCTCCTCCAATCTCAAAGGGCTCCGCGGATGCAAAAACGCCTCCGGCGCCACCACCGCCGCCGCCGCCATGTCCACCATTTCCTCCAGTCCCAATTTTATTTGGGGCTTCAGGGGGATCAGGGGATGCGCCATCTCCGCCTTCGGCTCCTTTCCCGCTTGTTTCGCCGCCTCCTGGTCCTCCATTCTTCCCAAGTGCGGCTCCGCCGCCGGCTCCACCGCCGTAAATCCGCACTTGTTCTGATCTTAGATTATCATATGACCACTCATAGGGAGTTCCGCTTTGACCGCCAGTATTCGGAGGGACATCCTCGCCGCTCTCTCCATATTCCCCTCTTCGGCTGGATGCCTGCCCGCCACGGCCACCCGCAGCACCGTTAACACCTTCAGTTCCCGGCTTTGCAAGTTCTTCTTCCGTTACCGGGTCCACGTATCCGATCTCAGACGAGGCCCCCTGTGCAGACGATAGATCCCCGAACGTGGTCTCACCACCAGCAGCACCCACGGCCCCATTCGTCGCTCCTCCAACGCCTGGGGTGCCGCACTCATAGTGGATGACCTGACCAGGGACAACATCAATTGTCGCCCGGTAGACCTTTCCGCCAGCTCCTGGAGAGCCCTTGTCTCCGCCTTGCCCGCCATCTTCTGGCGAATCGGACCAAGATCCTCCGGCGTTTTGATCCTTCGAAGTCACAATAAGCTGAGATGAGCCGCCCGATTCGCCGTCAAAACCAGCCTGCGCACCGGTCCCAGCCTGGATACATACCACTGTAAGGGTGTATACTCCCTCTGGCACGGTATAATCGCCGCTCCCGGTCAGCACCACCCGCTCGTCCAGGACTTCCTCTGTCTCGAACTTGGGTGGAACATACCCGATGACAGCCTGCTCAGATGCTACCAACCGGCCTCCCATTGTAATGGCGGTATCCTTGATACACCCTTTGGATTCTCCCCCATAAGGGTGCTCAAAGGCCACCACATCACCCGGCCGCTCACCGCCGTATACCACCTCATGGTCCAGCGCCTCGATGTACTGATAGTATCCAGCCAGCCGCTGGGCCACGGCCGCCGAGTTGGTCAGTGAGACCAGGGTGGCCTCCTTGACCTCAATGACGTTGTCCACATCGTCCTCTAACACTGGCACCCGCAAATCGCGGGTCATATGGACATACTTTTTCCCAGTGAGGGTGCCGGTCCCGGCAGAGAGCACGGCATAGTTGGCGCCGCTGGACTGGACGGAAAAACCGGAGGCCACCAGATCATAGGCCGGCTCCTCGAACTGGATGATGTCGCCCTCCTCAGCTACCCCCTCGAACAGCGTCGCTTCTTCGGTCCCCTTGATATATTGGTGCTCCAGCACCGACACCTCGGTGACCTTGCTCTCATAGGTGACCTTATCGCCCCAAAAGATTCGATCCGGCGGGATGGAGTTGGAGACACCATCCCACAGGGATTCGATGCGCAGCACCCCGTTCTGGTCAGTCTTTGCATGGGCTCCGATGGCAAAAAGCACCTGCGCCAGATTGGCCCGCCGGGTAGCGACAGGCAGCCATCCATATAGCTTAATGCCTGCGAACTTGCTCTGAATGATGTAGGGGATGGTGCAGATCTCCGCCACCAGCTCGTCCACCGCCTGACCGGTGTAGATGCCACCCAGGTGATTGGACTGCTCCAGGAGAGCGACCGCATTGTTGGCGCTGATCTCATAGGTGTATTTCCCGGTACGCTGGATGCTCTCGATGTAATAGGTGCCCCGCAGCTTGTCCCGGTAGTAATACAGCAGTTTCTCATTCCGCCGGAAAGCGGTCAGGGCCGCGCCCGTCTCCTCGTCCCTGATATACAGTCCCACATTGAGGGTGCCGATTTCCAGGGCGTCGGACAACAGGGCCACGGCGTCATAAACTTCTCCGTCTTGGATCTCGTCATCCGTAAAGGTCAAGTCTCCATAAACCAGTTTATTAACCGTGGCGCTCATGCCGGCCTCCTTTGGGGTTTCTTCGCGGAAAATTTGACCTTTAACCCTGTCCAGCGGGTGACCCCGTTGATTTTGTCCCTTTTGGTATCATCTCCAGTGCTCACCATGGCATCGTATGTCATAGTCCCCTGACCGTATGGTACAACAACGGAATGTGATTCTACCGGGGCGCTGATCATTTCATAGAATGCGTCGTAGTCCTCTGGTGCCGAAGGGTCCGGCTCTACTTCCATTTCATAGTCATAGTACGTCCCAATGATGTCCCGGAAATAGTCTCCGGACTTTACCGCCCCGCTCCGTTCACTCTCTTCGATACGAAAGGAGCGGTTCAAACTTCTGATTTTTACCCTTACTTTGTACTGGACATTATCAAGTGTGACCATTACCGACGACCCCCTACCAGCTTCGTGCCCAAGCGGGTAGTTTCACCCTGGATATAGGGATAAACCGCCCGGCCCACCTTCACACCATCCAGGTACAAATACGCTATCGCTGTACCGCCTGCTCTAGAAGCACCGCCCCGCTCGTCGAAGGCGTCTCCGGCCGCCTGCTTGATAGCAGAATAGGGTGCCACAATCTCGGTCTCGCGTTTGTTGTCGCCCAGCACCGCCAAGAACGGATCGTTGGGCGGCACTACGCCGCCACTAGCTAAACCAGGTATATCTCCATAAGCAGAAGAGCGTCCACCGGAAGCTGCAACTTTCTGGAGATCTTGCGATGCTTGATTTGCCCGTTTTGTTGCGGAGTTAATTGAGAGCATAATCGCAGCAATACCTGCCGCAATGGCCGCTGCTGCAATACCAAGCGTAAGGGCTGACTGGAAGGCACCCACAGCAATAGCCGCAGCAATAGCAGCTGACGCCACCAATCCAAGAATTGAAATAACCTTTTCAGCTCCAGACATGCTATCCCATACTGACGCTATCTTGGCCGCCAATGCGACAAAGACGCCTATAGCGACCACTACAATAGCCAGTTTCCCTCCGAGACCACCCGTAATCGTGCTTAGTTTGGATAATACACCTGAGACCGTTTCAACTACTCCAGCCACTGGGCTGATCGCCGCCAGCAGTAACGCAATCCCAACAATTACTTTTTGAGTTCCGCTATCCAGCCCGTTAAACCAATCCAGGAACTGTGTCGCTAGTTCCGTCAATTGAGTCACAAGTGGCTGCACACTTTCGGCCAGTTCTGCAATGGACGTTTGTAATTTCAGACTGGCTTCTCGATTCTGAACTAGGCCCTCGTTATTTTGACGCCATCCCTCATATGCTCCACGTAGAGGGCCATCTACAAGCACAGACAGAGCCAGCTTCTGTTGATCTAATTCTGTGTTGCAGAGGGCCAGATTTGCAGAGAAGTTTTCCGCGCCATATCCAAGACGGTCCAACAGCTCGCCAAATTGTCCTGTGGCCGAACCTGTGGCAAGTGTTTCTTGCAGGCTGTCCGCCAAACTCTCAATCTTTAGGGTGTCGGGAAATGTTGCCGCAGCATTGGCGAGCCCCTCAACTGCGATTTGCAGATTGCTCTCAGTAAATCCAGCCTGGAGTAAGTTGGATACGGCTTCGATACTGCTATCAGTTTCACCGGATACAGTATTGAAATCCATAAATGCCTGGCGTGCCGCGTCAATACCTACCCCCGCCTGACGAGCGTTGTTGTCTAGGAGCGAGAGGTCAGCACGGAACTCCTCTGTGGCCGGAACCGTAGCCAACACGGCCGCTCCTATCCCTCCGATCGTTGCCGTTACTGGTGCGAAGGCATCTTTAATCTTTCCAGCCTTTTGAGACACATTTTCAGCATTCCTGCCGAACTCGTCCATCCCGCTGGCACAATTATCGAAAGCTTTTTGTGTGTCCTTCAACTCTCGTTCTGTCTCCGCTAACTCGCGCTGGAGGGCATCATACTGGCCTCGGTCTATCTTTGCTCCAGCAAACTCTTTATCTAGTTTTTTGACCGCTTGCTGGAGTTCTTGATATCTCTTGCGGGTTTCCTCCAATTTTTGGTTGAAGGCATCATACTGGTCGGTAGAAATCTGCCCAGCCTCTAATTTGGCATTCATGGCGGCGGCATTTGCCTCCATGCCCTTCATTGAGGCTGCTACTGCATCCAGTTCCGCTTTGAGCGGTTCGTATTTTTCTTGGTATGCCTGTCCCCTTTGGAGCGCGGCGTCGGCACTCTGTGCCGCTTGTCGCAATGTCTCCAACTTCTGTGCCGTGCTTTCTGTTGCCTGCGCAAGTAGCTGCTGCTTCTGTGCCAACAGCTCTGTGTTCCCAGGGTCAAGTTTAAGCAGTCGCTCCACATCTTTCAGTGATTTTTGCGTGGCAGAGAGCTGCTTATTAGTGCCAGCCAGAGCCTTGTCCAGTTTTGTGGTATCGCCGCCAATCTCTACGGTGATGCCCTTAATTCGGTTGCGCGCCATGCTGTCACCTCACTAAAACCCGTCAAAATCCGCCTGCGTGGGCAAACGGTCATACTCGCAATCGTCGTTCCCCGCCTCGATCAGCATGTCGGTCACCATGCCGATGGTCAGCAGTTCTAGATCCCGGATTGGTATACCCAATTGTGCCGCTCGCAGCAAGAACAGGGCCGTGGTCATTTCCCGGTCTACTGGGTTCGTTTTTTTTTGCTTTCTCCGATGGACAGGTTATTAAGCTGCCAAAGCTCCAACAGCTGCGGGAATACCTCATAGATAGAGAAGGTGCCGAAGGTGTCCAGCCATTCCTCCACACTGTGCTCTTTCATATCCGGGTCTGCATGACGGGCCATCAGATAGGCCGCATTCTCGAATACCTCCAGCAGCTTCACTGGAATGGGCTGCTCCCCGCTCTCTGATTTCTCTATGGCAGCTTGTAAATCACGCATGTCCTGCATGATGTCCCGGCCGAACTTAATGCGGTAGAGTCTGGGGACGGCCGCGGTGGCCCGAAAGGGCACTTCCCGGCCGTCAATACGGATAAACTTCTCCATGACTTAACCTCCTCCGCCGCCGGCTGCGGCGCCCTGCTGCCAAACAGACTGATACCAGGCGTTGTACTTTTCGTCCGGGGTATCCGGGGTAGTCTTTGCCTTGATGACGCCGCTGGAGAGGGGGGAGGCCGTGATGGTGATGGTCTCCGTGCTGGGCTCCTTGGTGTTTGTGGTGGTGGCGCCGGTCAGGCTTGGCCGGGTGGCAGCGCAATTGTAGAGCACGTGGCGCACTGCCTTCTGGTCGCCGGCGAATTCAAAGAGCAGGGCGAAGGGCTTTGGCTCTGCGTTCACGTTCTCCACCAAGATCTTGTCCGTATCGTCCTCTGTCTCCTGAAGCACGTCCTTCCGGAAGCTGTCAGGGATCACGGCGATCTCCAGATCGCCGCTGTAGCCGTCGTTGGCGGAGGTGACATAGTAGGCCATATCGTCGGCATAAAACGTACTGGTGTCTCCCTGGGCGTCCATGGACAAGTTGACCGCGCCGAGGATAGCCACCGGCGTGCCATATGTGACCTCTCCGCCGTCGGCTTCGGTCAGCATGGCATAGTGGACATTCTTCAGGCCGAATTTGACCTTGTTGGCTTTGTTAGTAGGCATAGTTACACCTCAATTTCGTAGGTCAGTTGATAAATCTTCTCGGCATCGATATACTCCTCTGACTTCTCCCAGCACAACCCGTCCAGGGCGGCCTCCACCTTCGCCTCAGCCGCCAGGTCCTTGGTGCTGGTGTAGAGCTCCACCTGGTAGTGGCCGGTGGAATAGTACATCTCGTTGTCCGCAAAAAACTGGCTGTCATATACGTACAGATAGCAGATAAAGGGCGGGGCCTGCCGGGTGCGGAAGGCCCGGTAGGCTACCGGCAGCCCTGTTGCCGCCAAGCGCTGGGCAAGCTCCTTCTGTGTCATTGCAGAGCCTCCTCCAGCTTCTGGAGCAGCTCCCGCTCCACCGCCTGCTCAGCGGGCCGGATGTGGGGCGTACCGTTCACCCGGCCCCCGCTGGCTTTGGCGTGGCCGTTCTCCAGCAGATGGGTGAGCTGCCCCTTCGTTTTGTTGTGCACCTGAACGCGGATGCCGTCTGTGCCCTCATAGGCCACGGTAGAGCGCCACCCTTTTCGGTAGTCCCCCTTGCGCTTGGGGCTCCGGCGCTGGATGTCCTTCTTGCAGTCCTCTCCGGCAGCCTTGACCACGCGCTTGACCTCATCCGTGACCTCCTGGCCATAGCTGGAGAGCTCCGCCCCGATGGCACCCGCCAGGGCGTCCAGCCGGATTCTAGCCATGGGCTACCCCCGCCTTCTCCTCCAGATGCAGCTCCACCTCATCGGTGTCCCGCTTCCGGTAGGTGCGATAGATGCGGTAGCGCACGCCGTGCAGCTCGGCCTCCGGCTCACCACTGTAGTTGACCGCCGGGGTGATAAACACCAGAGCGGGCTTCATGCCCTCGCGGCCCCCGTCGAACCACTCCGCCCGGGTCACCGACTCCACCCGACCGAACACCTCCGAGCGGACGCTGTCCCCCTCTACCTGCTCCATCAGGTCGTTGGTCTGGATGTCCGCCCCGATCAGCACCAGCACGTCATCCATCGCTGCCGTCCTCCTTTGCGGTGTTGTACCCCTCGTCCATGGCCAGGACGGCTTTCAAACTCTCATACGCCTGGTGGTGCTGCTCCCCCTTGCCGAGAAAGTCAAACTTCCATTTGGCGTACAGCTTGACAGCCATTCCGGTGAGGGCGTCCACGTCGCCGCTCACCACCCCCGCCGTCCGGAGATCCAGCACCACCGCATCAATGGTGTCCCGGATTTCCTGATCCAGCCGGTCGTTGGAGATGCGCAGGGCCCGCCGCAGATCCGGTACTTGTGTCATGCTGATCCCTCCCATAGACCTGGGCGGCCCCGATGCCGGGGCCGCCGGTCGTCATTTTAGCCGCCACCACCAGACGCATCTCTGGTGAACAGGGTGAGGGCGTTCTTGTCGGCGGGCTTGCCATCAGCCAGCGCCATTACCCGGTAGACGGTGGAGCCGGTGCGGAAGCCCACGGACTCGTCGCTGCGCACCTCGGGTGCCATAGCGAAGTTGAACTTGTAGCCCTCCTTCAGGTCGCCAAACACCAGGTTGTCCTTGGGGAAGCTATCCTCCAGTATGACGGGGTACCCCAGGATGTTGAACTTGGCGGGGCTCTGCACGTCGGCCACCACGATGGGGCGGTTCTGCGCGTCCACCATGCCCAGCAGGTCGGAGTAGAACAGGGCCCGGGGCATGGCAAAGCTGGCGTTGGGCAGATACTGCGTGGGCACGGCAGCGATGATCTTCATCAGATCCTTGTAGGTCATACCGGCTTTGGTAAACGTGCCGGTGTTGGTAATCTCCCCGCTCTTGGTCAGGCCGGTGGCCTGGTTGGAGCCGGTCCCCGCCGCGATGGCAACGCAGACGGCCACGGACAGCTTGTTGCCCAGGCGGGCCACCAGCCAGTCCTCGAAGGCGTCGATGGTCATAGCCTTGACGTCGGCGGTGATCTCCACGGTCTTGATCAGCTTGTAGGCGACCAGCGTGATGGAGTCGATGGCGTCGGCGCTGTCGGTGGCGGCGGTGCCCATCTCCACCCAGCCGACGGCGTTGACCGTTTTCTCGATGGGGTAGGTCACGTTGCCGGGGATGTAGGTCACGTCCACCGCCTGGATCAGAGGCGTCAACTCCAGCCGGTGGATGATCTTGCTCATGGTCTGGGTGGGGATGGCGGCGGAGGCCGTCACGGCCGCCCTCTCCTCCACGGTCAGCTCCAGGCCCTGCAGATTCCGCAGCCATGCGGAGCGGTATTCCGGGGTCTCCATACCGTAGGTGCGCTCCTCCCGGCCTTCATCGCCGAAGGTGCGCACCACCCGGCCGCCGCCGGCGGCAATCTGCTCCCGCAGTTTGCGGCGCCGCTCCGCGTCCTGGACAATGGCGTCCTTCTCCTCCTTCAGTGACCTGGTCTCCCGCTCCAAGGCCTCCACGTCGGCGTCGTCCTTCTCCAGCTCCTGGGCGATGGCACTCAGTCTGGTCTCAATCTCGTTGAGACGGCCGCCCGGGGCGGCAAAGAACTGGAGGCCGATGCCTCTCAGCTTGCTCTGGCTCTTTTTCATTTCCTGATTACCTCCAAGTAAACTTTCAGCCTTTGCTTCCTCCGCGCGGCGGCCTCTGCCGCCAGCTGCTCCTGCCGCTCCCGTTCGATCACTCCGTCGAAGTAGGAACGCGCGGATATTTCGGTCGCCGGGTTCGCCGGTACAGACACGGCGGACACGTCGTAGACCTTCGCAATTTTGAGAACAGTCCGGGTCCTGGTGGCCCGGTCGTAGGCGTCCTTCTCCACCCGGAACGCCCAGGACATCCGGGTGACCAGGCCGCTGCCGATCTCCTCGTACATGCTGCGGGCCGCCTCGCTCTTGGACAGGTCGGCCGCGATGAACAGGCCCCGCTCGTTGGGCTCCAGCAGCAGCGTACCGTTGCTGTTGCGGGCCAGCACCCGTCCGGCATGGCCGTACTGCATGATCACGTCGGAGAGATCCGCCCCATCCAGAGCGTAGCGGTCAATCTTCTCCCGGTATTTCACCCCGTCGTACTCATAGAGCACATAGGGGTCGTCGAACGTGGTGGCGTAGCCCTCCACGTAATACTCACTGTCCAGCCGCTTCTCCGCCGCTTGGGGCGGCAGGAGCAGGCTCATGGCCCGATACTCCCGATCCTTGCAAACCGGCACCGTCGTCCACCTCCGTTTTTTCCACAGCCGGGGGCTCGTTCCCCAGCACATTCACCTCGGCGTAGTCCCGCCGGATGTAATACTTCCGAGATTCCGGGGTGTCCAGGGCGGGGAGCTGGAATACCTCCCGGCCCTCGTCCATGTTCATCATGCCCCGGTCAAAGAGCTGGGTCACCGTCTCCAGCTTGTCCGTCATGGTCATATGCTGGAGGCGGTTGACCGAGAAATCAATCTCCTTTCCCCGGGCCACCTCTGCCGGGGTGTAGGCCATGTTGGTGTGTACCAGCCCCGCCTCAATGGCGAAGGGCTCCACCTGGCCCTCGTAGTAGGCCGACCACTGGTCTGGGGTGTATTTGTTCTGCAGGATGGCATCCGACATTCCGAAGTAGTCAAAGACCGACTCCCGGATCTGGGCACTCTGCTTTTCGTCCACGATGTAGGGCTTGCTGTCAATCTGCTTGATGTCGGCATACTTGGAGTCGAAGATCATCACGCCGCCGGCGTTGTCCGGCGTCAGGTTGTCCTGCACCAGCCGGTCCCGCTCGGCCTTCATGGTCTCCGGCTTCAGCACGTTGGCCAGGCGGGCCAGGAAGCGCACCGAGCCCGACGCCTTTACCCCGTTGACAATGCTCTGTGTCTGCGCATTGATCAGCTCCATGGTAGGCCGCAGCGCCCTTCCATTGCTCTCCCCGAAAAAATCATCCCGGTACTGGAACTGGGTCATGATGCCCACCTGATCCAGCTCCATTGCTCCTGTGCCCCCGGAGGGAAAGCGGAATCGTATGTATTGGCCTCCGGCGCCCTCCAAAATTTCCGCCTGGGAAGGCAGGATCGGATAAAACCCGGACAGGCGTAGATTGGCCACGTCCTCGTACACTGGGATGATGAACGCTGTGTTCTCTGTCTTGTAGATCGTGGCCAGCCGGTACAGGTATTTCTTTGTGTCCATCCACGGGTTAGGCTGGAACTGCAGGGTACGCTCCAGCCGACGGCTGGCCGGGCCCTTCACCACGGGCTTGAGCTTGCTGACATGGGTGGCGAAGGTGTGGATGCAGGCCCGGGTCAGGGCCATCTCGTAGACGCCACCCTCGAAAGAGGTATAGACCGGCGCATACCCGCCCAGGGTCTTGAAGTAGGTATAGACCGCGGCCTCGGCGGTTTTTCGAGGGAACAGCTTTTCCAGCAGCCCCATGGTCTCACCTCAGTTCAGGTTGATATACAGGTCTTTCTTGTCCTGGAGCACCGTATAGGCGCACAGCAGGGCGGCGGTTCCGTCCACCCTCCGGCGGGGGTCCAGGGACTTGACCAACTGGATGTTTCCGTTCACGTCAGTTTTCGCCTCGCTGTTGACCAGGCACCACTTGTCCACCGGGTTGTTGTTGTAGAGCACCCGGTGATCCCGGAAGTCTGCCGCCAGGTCTTTCATGGGCTGGGACAGAGTGGCCGGCCCCTGGCGTACCGGGATCATGGAGTCCGGCCCGAACTCCGCCCGGAACTCCCGGAGCAGGCTGTCGTCGATGTGCCATGGGTCATATCCGATGTAGAGCATATATAGCCCCTCATTGTCCCGCAGCTCCTTGAACCACTCCAGGAAGATGTGCTTATCGCACTTCCGGCCTGGGCAGGTGCGCATATATCCCTGTTCCACCCATAGGGAATAGGGCACATTGTCACGCTCCCGACGGCTGCCCGCCCGCTCGGCTTCCTCCAGCACCGCCTTGGGGATCCAGTACATGGAGCGCACATAGATGTTCGGGTCATCCGGCCGCATACAAATGGCCTTGGCCGCGTTCAGATCGGTGGTGTCGGCGGCGTCAAAACCGCCGATGCCGTAATCAAAGCGCAGGTCAAAGGTGGTCGGGTTGTCCAGCTCCTCCCAGCGGAGCCACGCCGCTTCACTGGTCTGGGGCATATTGAAGTCCTTGACCATCACGGTGGGCTTGAAGCTGGGGTCGTCCTTGGCCTTCTGCACCATCTCGGCCAGGTACTGCCGACTCTTGATGGTACCCAGCCCCGGATTGGCCTTCTCCCAGCAGTCCGGGTTATCCCATTCCGCCCGGTCGTCCAGCTCGTACAGGAAGGGCAGGAACCGGGGGTTGTCGGCCTTCCCTTCCAGGATGTCGCAGGCGTATTGATACTGCGCATCGAAGATGCCGCCCCGCACAAACCCGTTGGTTGTGATGACGAAGAGCAGGGGCTGATCCCGGGCGCCCATGGCCTGCTTGATCAGATCGTACAGGTCGCGGTTTTTGATGGCGGCCAGCTCGTCGATGGTGGCCCCGTGGGCGTCCAGGCCGTCCAGACTGGAGGTGTTGGACGCCATTGGGCGGATATACCCCATGTTCATGGGGTTGTAGATGTCCGACACCCGCTTGCGCAGGTGCTTGGCCAGCATGGGGGAGAGCTGCCGCATCTTCACCGCCGCCTCATAGCCCAGGCGGGCCTGGTCCAGCTTGGTGGCCACGTTGTAGATCTGCGGGGAACCCTCCCCATCGTTGACCAGCAGATCCAGCTCAATAGCGGCCGTCTCGGTGGTCTTGCCGTTCTTCCGGCCCTCGACAATCAGCACCTCGTTGTAGCGGCGCAGGTCGCTGTCGTCCACAAATCCAAAAACCGCCTCCAGGCGGGCCCGCTGGAACAGCTCCAGCTTCAGGGGCGTCCCCAGGCGGCCAGACGGCACCTTGCAGAACTGCTGGATGAAGTCGATGTGCCGGGCAGCGATATCCGGGTCAAAATGGAACTCCCCCGGGCTTGCCAGATCCTCCAGCAGCCGCTCCGCCACCTGCTTCATCCGCCTGCAGGCCACGATCTTACCATCCAGGATGCCGGTACAATATCGCTCCAGGTCGGTCAACGGCCCCCACCGCCCCGGCTTTTCAGGAACTGTACGAGGTCGTCGTCAGCCGGCGGCGCCTGGGGAAGCATATCCCCCAGCTGGCGGATCACGGCGGCGTAGTTTTTGATCATGGCGTTGTAGACATCCACCTCCACAGACTTCTTTTCGCCCCACTGATTTTCGCCGTTTTGATACTCGGATTTGACCCCGTTCTCCCGAATTTTGGCCTGAAGCTGGGTCAATTGCTCCTCCATGAACACCGCGTTCAGAATCAGTTGGAGGCAGATTTGCTGCTGCTCCCTGCTGGCCGCTTTATAGGTATCCGCGAAGCGGCCAAGCTCCTTTTTGCTGGGTCCCTTTGCCATTTCTACACCCCCCTCCCGCATGCGGCCCGCTGTTTTTTACCT